CGTATCATATGCACCTCACTACACAGCTCCTTCAAGCCCAGCAGCTAACGATGTTTGGATTAAAACAACACGCCCAGGCAACGGTTTGGCACTAGCACTAAGCACACACAATGGCACGGCATTTACAACAGCTACAGTACAAGGTATTAGTACTACACAAGCTGATGGTGCAGGAGCCATTGGTGATTTTGTAGCACAAGATGGTTCAAGTACAACTGCATTAACTACAGGTACAGCTACAGTAGGTCAATACTTGTTAGACCAACAAGCAAATACTAAAGCTACTATTGTTATTAGAGAAATAACAACAGGTGGTGCAGTTGGTGATTTAACAGCAACTACAGTATTAGCACAAGCCGCAACTCCAACTGGCACATTAGCTACAGGTACATATTGGTTTGATAATACAATCGACAAATTGGATCTATACAAAGTAAGCAGTGGTTCTTACGTAACAACTAGTGCAACATACAGTACAGCCGCGCCAACAGGACCAAGCAATGGCGATGTTTGGGTTGATACAACACTAGCAGCAGAAAACCAAACTAACGAACGTGCTTATCCACACATCAAAGTTTATAACGGAAGTGCATGGATTTCACATGATAATACAGATCAAACAACTACAACAGGCGTATTGTTTGCAGATATTACAGACACATCCGCAGATACAACTAACGGTGGTAATGCTACAGTTATTAGTGGCGGTCCAAATCCAGCAGTGTATCCAAATGGAATGGTAGCTGTAAATATGGCACAAAGTAAAAATACAGTGCGTAAATGGAATGGAACTGCTTGGAGAAATGGTGCAAGCAATCATGCAGATGGTAGCGGACGTTTTGGTAGATATGCCCAACGTGGTGTTATTGCAACTGCAATGCAGGCAGTGGCAGCAGGTGCAGATCTTAGAGATCCAAGTAATGCATTTAGTTTAATTGCAGCACCTAACTATCCTGAACTAGTTGATGAAATGGTTACACTTAATAGTGATAGAGGCGAAACTGCATTTATTATTGTTGACTCACCAATGCGTAAGAGTCCAACAGATGTTATTAATTGGACTAATAATACAGGAAGTGCATCAGAAAACGGTGAAGATGGTCTGGTAACTAATAATACATATAGTGCAGTTTATTACCCATCTGGCAGTTCTACATTGCCATCAACTGGTGCATCAGTAATGGTACCACCAAGTCATATGGCATTATATACATTTGCATATAACGATAATATTAGTTTCCAATGGTTTGCACCAGCTGGACTAACACGTGGTGTGGTACAAAATGCTACTAGTGTTGGATACTTGACAACTGAAGGCGAATTTAAAGCAATTAGCCTTACACAAGGACAGCGTGATGCAATGTATACAGCAAAGCTAAATCCAATCACAACTTTCCCTGGACAAGGCACAATAGTATTTGGACAGAAAACTTTACATGCTGGAACTAGTGCATTAGATAGAGTTAATGTTGCTAGATTAGTTGCATACTTGCGTGACAGATTTGATGAACTAGGACGTCCGTTCTTGTTTGAGATTAATGATGAACAAACAAGAGCAAGAGCAAAGATTGCATTTGAAAGATTCCTCGCAGACATTTTAAGCAGACGTGGACTTACAGATTTTGCAGTTGTTTGTGATACAAGTAATAATACACCAGCAAGAATTGATCGTAATGAATTTTACGTTGATGTTGCAATTGAACCTTCAAAAGCAGCAGAATTCATCTATATTCCAATTAGATTAGTTAATACTGGTACATTAGCCACTACTAACTAAATAAAATTAACATAATACTTAATAGGTCCTTTATTGGGCCTATTTTTTTGAGCAGGTTTTAATAAATACTAACAGCCGGTATAAAGGAGAAATTCGATGGCAGTTATCACAACACTTGGTGTACCAGACAATGCAGGTAGCACCACAACAATAATGCCCAAACTACAATATCGTTTTAGAGCGACATTTATTGGGGCAGCTTTTAGCAGTACACCTACACGTAGTGTTATTAGCGCAACAAGGCCTTCGTTAACACACGAAGATGTAATTATTGAATCCTACAATAGTAGAATTTATGCAGCAGGAAAACACACATGGGATATGGTTACTGTAACCTTCCGTGATGATGTTGATAGTGTAGTAATTAAAGAAATGAACAAACAATTAAATATGCAAGTCGATCATGCAAACCAAAGTGCAAGTCGTTCAGGCAGTGCTTATAAATTCCAATTTATACTTGAATCATTAGATGGTGCAAGCCCAACACCAGGAGTGTTAGACAAATTTGAATTAGCAGGTTGCTATATCCAAAATATTAATTATGGCGATATGGCTTATGGTAGTAGTGAACAAGTACAAGTAACAGTAAGTATTCGTTATGACAATGCAGAAATTTATGATGCAGCAGGTAATGCAACATTAACTGGAGAAACACTTGATCAAACATTAAGTAATGCATCAGGTGCTGGTACACAGGGTTAATATAGAATATGGGATTAACTTCTAATACTGGCTTTTATAATGCTGCGGCAGATCATTTTGGTTCAGACGATCCTGTTACCTTAAGATATCCAAGGCAGAAGTTTAACTTTAGTATAGAGTTTATACTAAACGAAAATATCCCATTAATTGACGATAGTTATGGTAGGTCTTTTACGTTTCACAGAGTGTTAGGTATAAGTCTACCAGACTTTGACTACAGTGTTCAGAGACTTAATCAATATAACAGACCTAGATATGTCCCTACTAGGTTAGAAACAGGACCAGCTGGTATTACCTTTTATGATACAAAAGATAATCAATTTTTACATTTAATGATGGCGTATGCTGGGCATTATTTTCATGGTCATCAGCTTGACCCTAGGAATTTTAGTGGAAATAATATAATACAAGAACAATTTAGTACTGGTGCAGGTCAACCATTTGGTGCTGAATCAATTACGCATGACACTAGATTTATGTTTGAAGAAATAAGAGTGCATCAAAAAGATACAGCACAAGGTGGAAAAACAACTACAATGTACAATTGTATGATAAACAATGTACAATACGATAGATTAGATTATAGTGACAGTCAACCAGTGATGTGGCAGGTGGCAATACAACCAGAGCATGTTAACTTTGATCCATTAGGAGGGTCAGCACCTGAAAATAGTGTTAACGTTCAACAGGCAGCAAGACAACAAGCAGAAACTGGTAATACAACTGCTAGCACAATTGGTAATAGATCAGGGACAAATAAACAAACTCAATCAGATACAACTATAGCACAAACGTATACGCCTCCACAAATTGGAGGAACTACTGTTGGTGATACTCTTAGAACATTACAAGAACAACAAAGTGGATTTGTACAAGTCCCTACTATTAAAAATATTGGTAAGCCAGTTAATATGCCAACCATTGGTGATGGTACAATAGCAGATGTTGACCCAGGTATGGTTATACCAAATGTCTCATCTAGTAACGAAACCGCAAAAAAATTAAATAATGGCACAATAACATTTGCAGCTGGACCACAGTAAATAAATACAACATGGAAGATGATATTATATTAGCAGAGCTCAACGACGAAGAGCTTGTACTGCAAATGGGTGACGATCTCTACGATGGACTCAAAGAGGAAGTCGAAGAAGGTACTAATATTCTATTAGAACGTGGATGGGAACCATATCGGGTATTAACAGAATCTTTAGTTGCTGGTATGACTATTGTGGGCATTGACTTCCGTGATGGTATATTGTTTGTACCCGAAGTGCTACTCGCAGCAAACGCAATGAAAGGTGGTATGGCAATACTCAAACCATTGCTGGCTGAAACAGGTGCACCACAAGTTGGCAAGATGGTTATTGGCACAGTCAAAGGTGACATACACGACATTGGTAAAAACCTAGTAGGTATGATGATGGAAGGCGCCGGCTTTGAAGTTGTTGACTTAGGTATTAACAACTCAGTTGATGCATACCTCGATGCAATAGACGAACATGAGCCAGACATATTAGGAATGAGTGCATTGCTTACAACTACTATGCCTTATATGAAAGTTGTTATTGATACAATGACTGAGAAAGGTATACGTGACAACTATACAGTATTAGTTGGAGGAGCTCCTTTAAATGAAGAGTTCGGTAAAGCAATAGGTGCTGATGCTTACTGTCGAGATGCAGCCGTAGCAGTAGAAACTGCCAAAGTCTTTATGGATAGAAAACATAATCAACAAAACCTAGTTAGAAACTAGTACATAATAAATACTTACATAATGCCTAGAAAAACACATTTTCAACAAGGAAACTACCAAGTAAAGAATCCTAATAAGTACATAGGCAAAGGTGCGCCTAGGTATAGAAGTGGTTGGGAATTAAAATTCATGAGATTGTTAGACGGGCATCCTTATGTTAAAGCATGGGCTAGTGAAAGTCATAGAATACCATATAGGCATCCAGCAACTGGTAAATCGACAACATATGTACCAGATTTTTTCATTGTTTATGAAGATAAAAACAAACAACAGAGAGCTGAGTTTATAGAAATAAAGCCTGCAGGGCAAACAATGAAATTTGCTAAAAGTCAAGCACAGAAAATTGCAGCTATAGTAAACGAAGCTAAATGGCAAGCGGCTACTGCTTTTGCTAAACGTCAAGGAGTAGGGTTTAGAGTACTAACTGAAAATGAATTATTCAATAACCCTAAAAAGAGAAATTGAAGCCTGGTGACATTATAGACATACTAGAAGAATGGTATAATGAACGAAAACGTCATAAGGATAAAACCTTTAAACAGTGGCTTAAACATGTGGGTGGATTATGGACGTCTAAAGAAGAATGGGCTAAATTAGGACGTTGGGAAACTTGGAAACACCCAGTTAAAGATACTGGAAAAGGTATCGGAAAAATGTTTCTAGTAAAAGTAATTACAGTAATTGTATTAATAATAATATTTAAGTTGGGATTTTAAATGACAAAGAAAATAGAAGAAATACTTAATTTGCCTAGTGCAGACGATATTGAACAAGAAGAGTCGACGATTAGTTTGCCACAGTCAGACTTTGATATTGGTACAATGAGTACAATTTTAGATAATGCGGATAAGATTGATTCAGCACTACCAATGGTTAGAGATTTAGATAATTTAGATGCTGATATGGACAAGTACGCTGATAAAGCAATGCATGCATTTGCAGACTTAATGGATCTTGGACAAAATGTTGAAGACAGACACGCTGCTAACATTTTTGCTGTGGCAAGTACAATGATGGGAAATGCTATCACTGCCAAAACAGCAAAAATGGATAAAAAACTTAAAATGGTACAGTTACAGTTACAAAAAGCTAAACTGGATCATACAGTACAGGTACAAGCTACCAAGGGAGCAAAAGACGATGGTATGATGCAAGGAGAAGCTGAAGAATTTGAAGATCGAAACAGTTTAATTAATGCAGTACTTGATAAAATGGGCACTCAATCGTCTAATAAAGATAAATAATAGTAACAAGGATATTCGCGATGAAAAGTTTAAAACATTATTTGGCAGAAAATGAAAGAACATACGAGTTTAGATTACGTAGTGTTGTAGATATGTCAAACGAACAAATTGATAAATTAGAAATGCATATGAAAAAATATAATGTTGAGAGTGTGAGCTCTCCTAAGAAAACAATTATGCAACAAACTCCTAGAGGATTTAACGCAGACTTGGGTCCTAGAGAAGTATTTGTCACTGATATTGCCACCAAGTTGCCAGTAACAACTGCACAACTAAAAGATGAAATTAGAGTATGTTGTGGACTTTCAGAAGGCGAATTAATAGTCAATAGTAAACATGAATCACAAGAGCTTTGGGAAACAGATGAAGAAGCTGTAGATGAAGATGTAACAAGTGTTCTTGCCGATGCAGAATATAAAGACTCAGAAAAGGTTGACCATAGTGAGCATTATGGTGATGCATATAATGAAAAAATGATTAAAGATGCAGTAGGATCTAGTGAGCTATACAAAGAATATAAGGTGTAACATGGATTTAAATGATTTATACAAATTAGCAGGAATTCAAAAAAATGATACACCTGCAATAGAGCCAACAGAAGTATCTGAACAACCAATGGGTGATAGAGAACAAATGCAAGCAATGATTGCGTTAGTTTCTCCAGAACTTTTAAATAAATTACAAGGCACAACAGAAGTTGAAGAAGTTGTTAGCGATCCAGGCGGACAAGGTGAAGGCTATGCTAATAGTGGTGCAGAGATGGGCTACGATGGTAAGGCAAGAGAAGTAAAGCCAAATGATACTGCTGGTGATACAAGTTTAAGACGTTATTTAGGTGCAATGGGAGACCATGTTTCTATAGACGAAACAATATACCCAGATCATACAATAGATAGTGTATCTGAAGCATATACCGACTTTAAAAAAAACTCTGAAATAGATGAAGCACATGCATGCGGATGCGATGATAGTTGTGCATGTGGCGGCAATTGCGGCCCAGACTGCAACTGTCACAGTGGATGCAGTAATGAGGTTGCAACTGAATCTAAAAACCTTCATAATACAGATTGGCCGACTGATGAAATGAGACAGCATGCTGAAAACGCTGTACGTCATGGATTTACGCCAAGTGATTCAATTGATCATATTTTTTCTATGGCACATCCTGAAGAACAAGAGTGGATCAAACATAACATGGATGATTTAGAAGAAATGTTTGCACAGTATGAAGTAGACGATGAAGACGTTAAAGAATCAGAAGAACGTCCATACATTTGTGT